CATCTTTTCAACCAATACTCAACACCAGTAAATCCCCCCGTCCACTCTCCATATCTACCAAACAAGCTCATATAGGCATAAGTAATCTGCGTTCTTAAATAATCATTACCATCAATAGATCTGCCTCCAGATGGGAACCAAAAATTAATATAAGTAACACAATCGCGACAATTACCATGTCTACAATAAGATCCTGCCTTATAACCCATCAGATTTGCTCCACATCTCTCCAAACACCATCATTATCTATCTGTACTTGAATTGGTAAATCCGCTTTAATTTCAACTGGGATATCAATATCTTGCACAGTTAATTGTACAGTAGTAACCTCTTGATTTGGAGAAATAACTGGCTCCTCATTTTTAATTTTATCATCAGACTCTGGTATATCAATCACATCTGGCATCTGATCAATATTTACATCAACTATAATTGTATCATTACCAACTTGTCCTCCACCACCCATACCATACAATGTAAATTCTAGTCGAGATGGTCCTCTATTTTCCCAGTTAGGAGTATATGTATATGTTCTATTGTCAGATTGCGCTGGCGTAAAATTAATTACATCCGTAGTTGACGCACCATCCAAGTCTACAATCAAAACTAACAACTGATATGATTCTGTAGCTCGTTGCATTGTAAAATTCATAACAACATTAGATCCATAATCAACAGATAGTGGTCCCGTTATTGTCACCTCTGGTGGTGGATAAACAACAACTGTCACCTGGGCACTGTCTGTCCCACCAGGACCAGAAACTGTGATGGTATAGGTGGTAGTTTGCGTGGGACTAATAGTTGCAAATGATGTAAGATTAGCAGATCCGATTCCAGGTTGAACATCAGCTGTTGTTGCATCTCCAGTTGTAGACCATCTTAATGTCGTCGAAGCACCTCTATTAATTTCTGCAGAATCTACAATTAGAGATACTATAGGAGGAACATACACTACAAGTGTTTTTGATACTGAATTAGATGTATAACTATAATAAACAGCAGATAGTGTATAAGTTGTATCATCAGAAGGAGAAACCACCGCAGATCCACTTGTCGCAATAGATCCTTGAGAGGTTAAAGTACGTGATGTTGAGTTACTAACTGACCACGAAAGAGTTGAAGTTTGACCTTGAATGATTGAACTTGGACTCAATGTAAAGCTGATACTTGGAGTTGGATAAGTACATCCACTGTTTACATTAGCACTGGGATTGTAATTACTTGCCCGAGGATCTGTACATCCGTATATAGTATAGGTACACCCACTACTAGTCTGATTGGCATATTGATTATAATTGTTGGCGGACGGATCAGTACATCCATACACAATAATTGGAGAGTACCACGATAAACCCAAAGAACTATATCCTGGAAAAGGTGTGGAATCCCAGCTAACATAGTGATTTGCTCCAGGAATTCCATTTCCAGCAGTAAAGTATCTGACAAAAGAGTACATTGCTCTTCTGTAAGGACCATTTTGATTATATACATACCCAACTGTACCTTCATATTGATAATCACCACCAGGGAAAAAAACAGCGTGCCTGTGATCTCCGTTAGAAGGACTCCAAAATCTATAAACGGGGGTTGTTATTCCCAAACTATAATCAGGATACTCATACATTGTATAAAGTCTGCCAGGACCTTCATATGCCCATCCTGGTGCAGAAAAATCTTCACCTGCAGGAAATGCTGTGTGAAAAGTATCACCATAATAACTATTATAATATCTAGCAAATTGTAGGATTTTACCGTATCTAGCCATTATTCAATTCTCCTAACGTCAACATACACGCCACTATTATCAATTTCTACTTGAATTGGTAGATCAGCTTTGATTTCGACAGGAATGTCAATATCAGTTACGACGATTTGTTGAGAGGTTACTTCTTCATCTGGTGAAATAACTGGATCCTCATTTTTAATTTTATCATCAGACTCTGGTATATCAATTAAATCAGGCATTTGATCAATATTAATTGCAATCGTCACAAAATCTTCCGAAGTCAATCCACCTTGTCCAATTGCATATATTTTATATTCTATAGAAGAAGGTCCAATATTGTTATAAGTTGGTGTATGAATGACAGTTGTATTAATATATTCTCCCGTCTGCAATTCTTCAATAAGTTCATAGTCAGAAAACGTACCATCAAGGTAATAATATTTGACAAGCACTTGCAAAGACTGCGTTGCATTAGATGCTTCGCAAGATAACGTTATAGAAGATCCATAATCAACAGATACAGGTCCAACAATACTCACATCAGGAGCTTGAATGACATAAACAGTAACTTGATCAGATGCTTGTCCTGCTAGAGGATGTGACGCTGTTAATGTGTAAGTTGTATTAACTGTCGGAGAAACTTGTCGTGGACCACCACCAATATTAACCGCCCCAACACCAGGACTTAATTCTGCAGTAGATGCATCGCCAGTAATAGTCCAATTAAGATTAATAGATTCCCCACGAACAATGGTATTATTTGCTCTATCAGTAAAAAGTGTCACCGTAGGAGGAACTATAACATCAACTGTTTGTGACGCTGACCTTGTTCCTCCAGGGCCAGATGCTACCAATGTGTATATCGTATCTGATGTCGGGGAAAGAGTCACAGATCCACTACTACCCACATTATTCTGATAGTTGCTGATGTTTACTGTGTTAACAGTTCCAGTAACACTCCATCCAAGTTGAATTGTGTTTCCAGAAACAATTTGCGATGGTGTTAATGTAAAATATTGAATTGCGGGAGGACCGTATTCAAAATAAGCCGTATAAAATCCATCCCCATAATTGCTGTAACCACTATTAAAAGTCCAGTCAATATAATTACTGTTTTGATAGTATCCAGAGTTACCTCCAATACCAGCGTATCCATTGTATGTTTGAGCTCCACCCAAAGATCCAGCTCCGCCAGTAGATGATCCACCTCCACCGCCACCACGATGCCCTGCAGCTGCATTTTGTCCATTTCTTCCAGATAATGATCCTGTTGTTGCACCGCCACCAATACCTCTACCAGCAGAAAAATATCCACTATAACCAGTCTCTTGTCCAAATCTACCAGCGCCGCCACCACCGCCAACAAAAACAATATATCTATTTAATCCACCATCGTATACAGCGGATGCTCCGCCCCCACCACCACCTGAACGGTGACCAGCACCACCAGAAGCTACAGGAGAGTATCCACCATATCCACCTGGATTGTCTGGTCCAATACCAAATCCACCTTGTTGTCCCAGGTAAAAATAAAGAGTATAAGAAGTAGATCTTGGTTGAAGTCTAAAATCACCAGATCTACCAAATCCCCCATTTCCCCAATACCATCCACCACTAGCGGAATAAGATCCACCACCACTAGCGGCTCCCACAGAAAATCTTGTATTTAATGCGTTTGCAGGAATAGTTACCGAGTAACTTCCATATCTACTTGCAGAATAACTTGGCATCAAATCTGCCTCACATTTTGCCAGTTATCACTATCGTTTATCTCCACTTGAATTGGATAGTCAGCTTTGATTTCTACAGGAATATCAATATCGTTGATTACAATCTGCTGTGTCGTCACCTCCACATCTGGAGTAACAACAGGTTCTTCATTTCTTATCGTGTCGTCACTTTCTGGAATATCAATTACATCTGGCATTTGATCAATCTCAACGTCAACATCAAATTGATGAGAATCTGTCAAACCTCCAAATCCATCAACTACTAAAGTAATGGTAACTTTTTCTGGTCCAAAATCTCCATAGTTAACAACAAAATTATATGGATTTATTTCCACTTCATCACCTACACTATTTGGCAACAAAATTGATGGTTGATCAGCAGATGTCCCATCAGTAAAATAATATCTAGGAGTTAAAGTTACACCACCTTCAGAATTAGTTGCTGATACACTAACAGGAATATTTTCTCCATAATTTACTCTCACAGGACCAGATCCAAAAACAGTTGGTGGTTGCAAAACCTCAATATAAACTTGAGCGGACCCAGTACCACCCAATCCAGTAGCAGTTGCTGTATAAACAGTGCTTATACTAGGTGATACTGCAGAAAAACCGCTTAAACTAACAGATCCAATTCCAGGTTCAACCACCATGTTATTTGCATCACCACTAGTGGTCCATCGCAACACAGTGGATTCGCCAGAAAAAATAGTTTCTCTGTCAGCATAGAAATTTACTACTGGTTCTTGATATACAGTGACTGTAACCGATGCAGTTTGAGTATATCCTGGATTAGATACCGTTAATCTATATTCAGTGGTCTGCGTCGGACTAACGGTAAATGGCGAACTTCTACTTCTATCAACTTGACCAAAACTTTCTACTACAACACCATTGCGTATAGCTTCTAAAATCTCTGATGTAGTTTCTCCCCCACTAGTAGACCATGTTAAATCACTAGTTCCGTTATTACCATCTGTTCTATTTGCTCTAAATGATGTTGGATTAGCCGAAATAGAAGGAACAGGGGGATCGTATGTGCATACGGTTGCATAAAAAGCGCCAGATGCTCCATATCTACAAGTACCTGTTCCACCTTGCTGACCACCAGAACCAATAAACCAAGATACTCGTTGCCCTGGAATTGCTCCACTACTGCCACGAGCTTTTACACAACATGATGCTCCACCACCACCTCCTCCATAAGATTGACTAGGAGATCTCCACTGTCCAGCTCCACCTGTTCCATATGGTCCATATCCAGCCACTGCTCTAGATCCTGGTCCATAAGAATAGTATCCTCTTTGCCCATATCTCCAATTTCCATATCCACCATAACCACCAGAATATATTTCTCCTGGTCCACCACCGTAACCATATATACCGACATCATAACTTCCAGTAGTACCTCCAGCGGATGGAGTTCTACCAAAGTTTGGCGGAACAGCAGGTCTTGCGCCTCCACCACCGCCGCCAACCGCAATATAAGTGACACATTTTACAGCGGAAGGTACAAAGTAACAAGAATTACCAGCACTGGCGTAACATAAGACACCCATATCTTTACCTAGAATTTGATAACGTAATGTACTAGAATAAAAGGCGTTACTACTTGATTCAACACTTCAAGATCTTCAACATCTACATCAACATATGACTCCATATCATCCAAAGGAATACTAGTATTAGGATACGAATATAAAAAACTAGAATTATAAGATGTTGGTCTCGTAATTGTATGATCATGCCCAGCTTCTCCTGTAAGAGTGTTGAAGGAAGTTTCTTCTAAACTATTTCCAGCAGAAGCATTTGCAGCGTTTGGTCTATTACCCTTTCCCTGTCCAGAAGTATCATGAGTAGTTGTGTAATTTACAACTGTAAATCCAGTTCCAGATCCTACATTATGATAGTGACCCTGAAACTCATCAATTGACAATGTGTATAGACTCGTGTCTCTTGGCATATTATATTTCGGAGTTCCATTAAATTGAATTCCAGAATCTGAATCTAGATTCATTTCACCAATATAGTTCACAGTTGCTCTATCACCAATATTTGAAATAGGGTCAACTTCTACACCAACTTTACTCGTATTAGCATCATTTTCTAGTGTGGTAGAAAGATATTCACCCGTTCCTCTGCTTCCAATGATTACTTTAGATCCTAAATCTGGTAATTGAAATTGTCCCAAATCACCAGTTTCTGGATCGGCATTTCTAACTAAAGTTTGTGGTTTTTTAAATCGACTTTCATCACCAACTCCAAGAATCTGTGCTAACAAATAATAATCTTTTGCATTTTTCACGCCACCATCACATTTCAAAAATCCTGCTGGTAGATTCTCTTTAAACACCGCAGTTGTAGGATCATTGTTAAATCCTAAACCAGCAACAGTATGAATCTGAATGGTCCCAGGAATACCACCCCAATGAGATTTTTTACGAGCGTAGTTATTTCTTGATACCATTTTAGTATGCCCTGATAATGTATATAGATGTTACTCTTGGCTGTTGAATATTAAAATCAATTTGTAACGCATTTCTATTAGCAGTATTATCTAAATAAACTTCTTCAGGCAAGTTTACAACGGCATTGAGATTACTCTGGGGTCTCATTCTACTGCTGTCAAATTCAATATCAAATTCATCATGCGTATGTGCAAAAATTTTGTCAGTAGCTAAATTTTCTTGAGTAAAATTTATTCCAGGATTACTAATTAAGGTGTCGCCAACCGTTGCATCATTCAAACTATAGTGATTTTTAAACCCTTCAGGAACAACAAGCTGGTTCCCGCCAATTCCTGCTGGAGTAGTACCCACAATATACTTACCATTCGGATGTTCGGAATGGGATATAAAATTTCTGCTTAATGGAGAGCTTATCAAATTTGATGGTTTAAGATTATACGGAGGTTGCTCGGAGATTACTTTTGCTACCGTTTTTCCTGGACTACCACTGCCGAATCCATTTGGAAATTCATCACCTGCCGCTGGCCACGCAATAACATA